ATGGCGGGGCTTTAGGGGGTGGGAAGAGTTACTTTCTCCGGTGGATAGCAGTTCGGTTACTGGTGAATTACGCTAAGGATTACGGGTTGGAGTATGTTCAGGTCATGTTGGCCTGTGAGGATTACCCAAGCCTTAAAGACCGTCAGATCGGTAAGATGGCCCGCGAGTTTCCACAGTGGTTGGGAACGATGTATGTTGACCACAGGGAATATGGAAGGTGTTTTATTTTACATAAGGCTTACGGGTCTGGGGTTATCTGTTTGAGGAATTTAGATGACCCGGCGAAGTATCAGTCTGCTGAATTTGCGGCTATTTTGGTTGATGAGCTTACCAAGAACGATTTGAACACCTTTACTGACCTTCGGATGCGTTTGAGGTGGCCGGGGATACCGGATATGTCCTGTGTGTTTTTGGGAGCCACGAACCCCGGTGGAGTGGGGCATGCCTTTGTCAAGGCTCTTTGGATGGACAAGATTTTCCCAGATGAGTTTTTGAAGCCAACGGATTACTCAAAGACTTTTGGGTATATCCCTTCTAAAGCAGAGGACAATCCTTATTTGGATGACGCTTATTGGGCGGGATTACAGACCTTGCCGCCTCATTTGAGGGCTGCTTTCAGGGACGGTTCTTGGGATTTGTTTAAGGGGCAAGCCTTTCAGGAATGGTCGAGGAATTATCATGTTGTTGACCCTCTTTATTTTGAGCATAGGGACGGAAAGAAGCGGTTGTATCCAGAGGGTGCGCCGCTTTTTATGACTTTTGACTGGGGTTTTGGAGCGCCGTTTTCGATTGGATGGTGGTGGATTGACTCCGACGGTCGGAAATACCGTTTTTCCGAGTGGTATGGATGGGCGGGAACTCCGAATCAGGGCATGAGAATATCAGACACGGAGATTGCGGCGGGTATTATCAAAAGAGAACAGATCATGGGACTTACGACCGTTGAGGAACGGTTAGGGTTGAAGGTCTATAATCCGCAGGTAAACCGTTTGTGCGACCCGACCTGTTTCAATAAGAAACCTGACTACCGGGGAGGCGGTCAGATGCCTTCTACGGCGGAAGTCTTTATGAACGCAGGGTTGATTTTAGCACCAGGAGACCCGTCAAGAGCTTTAAAATACCGCCAATTCCACGAACATTTAAAAGTGCCGCATGATGACGAGGGCAAAGTGTGTGGGATACCAATGATTCAGGTTTATTCTGATTGTTCGCACTTTATCAGGACAATTCCATCACTGATTTTAGATGAACACAACATTGAGGACATAGATACCGACTCTGAAGACCATGTTTTTGATGAATCTTGCCATGTCATGATGCACAGACCCGTAAGAGCCGAGAAAGTATCAAGTTCAGTTCGCAGACCGCCGGAAAATATCAACAAAGTTGCCGAATTGGAACACGAACAGATATGGGAAGACGTTAAACGAGCCGAAGATATGGAGAACGCTTTATATGAGTGGTGAAATAATTATTGCAGTCCCTCTTTTGTTGGTTATCGCCGCACAGTGTTACTTGATTATTTACTTGACCGACAAATGGGATGCAAAAGAGAAAGACTTGTTGAATCGTATCCAAGCGAGAAACTATGAAACCTATGTCCAAGCGGAAGTCTTAAAAGACCCCAAGCCTTTGACGCCAGAGGAAATCTACGAACAACAGATTGAGCGTGGTATCCCGATATGAAAAAAGAAATCTTCAAAGATAAAGACAGTTTGAAACTGGCCATAGACGGGTTCTTTGATGACCGTCTTGATACTTCCAGAACAATGATGGAGCAGATAATCGCAAGAAATCTGCTTTATTACATTGGGGAACAATACCTGGAGTATGTCCCTTCAAGCGGTCAGTTCAGACGGAGAATGGCAAGCACCTTCTTACCGACCCCCGTTTCCAATGAAGTTCGTGAATACGTCCGGTCTGTTGTAGCAATGCTCATGAATCAGAAGATGGTCCCGAGAGTGTGGCCGAACACCGACGAGAAAGAGGATGTTCAGGCCGCCGATGCAGGACAGGCATTGCTTGTTTCTTTAGACCAGTCCCACGACGGGAGGTTCTTTGACGAAAAAGAGAAACTCGCAATTCTGTTGTGTATTGCAGGGACGGCGTTTATGCGAACCTACGCGGACGCAGACGGTGGGGTGTGGCTTCCTGACGGATCAAAGACTGGTGATGTGGCTACCGAATGTATTCTACCCTTTAACGTCCGATTGGATTCGTTAGGCGACAAGCTCCAACAGAAACGATGGACGGGTATTCAGTCCCTTAAAGACAAGGAACTGGTCGAGGACACCTTCAAAACAAAAATCGAGAACAAAGACGAAGACAGGTCACAGATAGACTATCAGAGATACTTGAGTAAGTTGGTTCAGTCTGTAAGTCCGTGGAAGGGCAGACCTATTGTCGTTCAATCCTTGGGTGAGGATGAGGATAACCTTGTTTTATTCCGAGAGGTTGAATTTGCGCCAACGAAACAATATCCAGAAGGTCTTTATGTTGTCTGCTGCGGAGGGAAAGTTATCTACCAAAAGGACAGGCTGCCTATCCAATCCACAGGTGACGAATGGTATTACTCACTGACAGACTTCCATTATAACAGAGTTCCGGGTCGGTTTTGGAGTGACGCCGGAGTAAATGACCTTATTTCCCCACAGAACATCATCAATGAAATTGACCAAGCACTAGCTATAAACAGAAAGGGAATGGGCAGACCGAAAGTCCTGACTCCCGGTGATGTAGGCTTGAAGAAAATCGGACTTGGAGGCCATGGGTTTATAGCTCTCAGTTATAATCCAA